TAAACAATACTAAAATTTGTTCTATTAATTGTAACTTTTGATCAGTATTAGAAGTCCATATATCACACTTCATTGATAATTTGAAAGGTGTTGGCATTAGTCGTTCTACAGTATACCCACTACCTTGTGTATTTTGATACACCGGATCTCCGTTAACATCATACGATTCATACGAGCGTTCGTGTACCTGTATCTTACTGATAAAACTAGCATCTGCAAGCCTTGCAGTATCCAATTCTAACCCTGAAATATAACAGGCCATACGTGGAACAGTAGACAATTTATTTTCCGAATTGTCTTTAATAATGCCAGCAACTTGTCTAGTCATATCACCGTACATTACAGGCACGTGGCGCTCTTCGGGTACATCGCCGCCCGTTTTATATTTGAAGCCGATGAACACACGCATAAACTGTGTTACATATCGTCTTACTTGCCCGTCGTAAAAATAATCCATTAGTTATCCGCCTTTGGTCTTAATGCTTTGCTAAGACTTTGTTTCTCTTCAACTGTATGTCCGTTAATTGTTGCAGTGTTGGTATTATTAATAAATGTAGATTTGTAATTGCTTCTAGCTTCTCTACCTTCAAACGCTGCACCTTCTAGCACATCGCTTAGTCCAAGATTGCTCATAGTCATTCTTTCAACATCCTCAAATTTAACCCAACGTGTACCGCTGTATCTAAACAGACGCTTAGGCATAAAATCCAAACGCAAACAGAATTGTCCCGTAGTCGGGTCTGGAGGAAATCCAGTGCCAGCTGTAAATGGCGTGCCGTTGGGAGCAAGGCCGTCACCTAACAAGTAATTATTTCCATACCCGTTAGTCTCAGGTGTTTGCAATGCAGTTGATGCAGTAAGGCCAACATATATTGGTGTGCCGTCATCATTGAATAATAAATTACCATTAGCATCAGTTGCTTGCGTTTGATGATTAGTAATTATTGTATCTGAATCTACAGAAATAATTTCTGATTTACCTGTAGATAAATTCTTTTGTATTGTATAATACTTAGAAGTGTCATATCCACTTTGCGGCGCATCGGCTTCTGCTTGATCGAGAACTGCCTGTGTAATTTGCATTTCTTTTTCATACGTTGACATAATATCACGCAACGTATTATCAGACGGATCGCCATTAGCATCTGTTTGAACAGTATCAAGTATGTCTTTAAATTCTTGACTGTCTACTAACGGTTTGCATTTTGCTCGATATAAGTGAGGATACCAAGTTACTGAAAATCCTTCCGCAGCACGATTAACTTCCTCAACAACATAAAATCTTTTTAAAGAAAATTTAAGATCATTTAATGCGAAGTCATCTTTTAAGTGAGGTAATTCGATAACATCACCTGCAATTAATTTTCTTCCTAGTTTCTCTACTGTGTCGTTAATATGAAAAGTAATAAACACAGTATCGTTTTGTAAAAATAATCCGAACTGACTTAGATTAAAGTCTAAGTCTTGTAGACTATAAACTCCACGCAACACATAAATGTCCGGATCGTATTTTCTATCACGATTTTCTAGGAATAAAAAGTCCTGAATTTGATTCGCGGAGGTTGACGAATATGTAGGTGTAGCAGCACTAGAACCCGCACTGCTTGCTCCAGGCCCTAAATATCGGTGAATAAACACATCCGTTCCGCCAACCTGGAACATTTCCCAGATGTTTTTATCTATAAATTTGTAATCATTGCCCTTATCGGGACGGTATAAGCTGAGTCTTGGCATAGTCATATATTTACCGCTACGATAAATACTTGTATGAGCCAAATTAACCAAGTAAAACAAGAAGTGTTTGATTACTGCAAAACTATGCTGGGCGACGGTATGGTTGATGTAGAATTAGATCCCGTACATTACGAGACAGCGTTAAACAGAGCATTAGCAACATTCCGTCAACGCAGTGATAATGCAGTAGAAGAAAGTTATGCGCATTTAACCTTAACAGAAAGCCAAAACGAGTACATTCTTCCAAAAGAAATTCAGCAGGTACGTCAAATTTTTAGACGCAGTGTTGGATCTAGAACAGGTAACGGAACAGGCGGAACAGTATTTGAACCTTTTAATATGGCATACACTAATACATATTTGTTAAGCTCAACAAATATGGGCGGCCTATTAACTTACGAACTATTTGCTCAATACCAAGAATTGGTAGGTAAAATGTTTGGTAGCTTTATTAATTTTACTTGGCATCCGCAGAGTCGTAAACTTATTATTCATCAACGCCCACGGGGTGAGGAAAGCGTGATGTTACAGATTTATAATACGCGACCCGACAACGCAATTATAGAAGATACTTACGCTAGCCAATGGATTAAAGACTACGCACTTGCAAACTGCAAAATGATGCTTGGACAAGCACGTGAGAAGTTTGCTCAAATTGCCGGCCCACAAGGCGGAAGCAGTTTAAACGGTGCTGCACTTAAAACAGAAGCACAAGCAGAAATGGAAAAATTAATAGAAGACCTAAAACTATTAGTACCTGGTGGTTCTGGTTACACTTTTATAATTGGTTAAAAATAGTTGACATCGTAACAAAACTATATTATAATTGTCTTAATAGGAGACAGTTATGATTATAGGTGTATGCGGTTTTATTGGCAGCGGTAAAGATACCGTTGCAGATTACTTACAAAACTTCCACGAATTTAGACGAGAGAGCTTTGCATCAACTCTTAAAGATGCAGTAGCCGCAGTATTCGGTTGGGACAGAACATTCTTAGAAGGTCGCACTAAAGAAGCTCGCGAATGGCGAGAGCAAGTTGACCCGTGGTGGGCAGAACGACTAGCAATGCCAACACTTACTCCACGCTGGGTACTACAATATTGGGGCACCGAAGTTTGTCGTAAGTCATTCCACGACGATATATGGATTGCCAGCCTAGAAAATAAACTCCGCCTAAGCAAAGACAACGTAGTTATAAGCGATTGCAGATTTCCAAATGAAATTCAAAGTATTCGTAATGCAGGTGGTAAAATCATCTGGGTGCAGCGTGGTGAATTACCGGACTGGTATGATATTGCAGTTAAAGCTAACGCTGGATACAACTATGCTGTCCAAGATTTAAAAATGCGTAAAATTCACGCTAGCGAAACTGCGTGGGTAGGTACCGAATTTGATTCTATAATCGATAACAACGGATCTATAGATGAATTATATAAACAAGCAGCGTTAATAGTCGGCCATCAAATCACCTTGACGCCAAACGATGCCCTCCTTGCCTAACACGTGAGCACAATTACAACATACTGTCTTTAAATTTAATAGACGGCAATTATCGAGATTGCCATCTATATGAAATACTCTAAATACTTCTCGATGCGGAGACTTAAATCCGCACTTTTCACACTGTTGCTTTAATCGATACCCTGCTCTAAACCAGCGGGGTATCCCGTGATTAACCCCGTGCGACATACATATCTCGCAGAGACTGCGATAATAAACTCTACCTTCTTTCTTATAGTTTACAGCTTTTGGCCGCTGTCCGCATTTGCATAGTGGTCTCATATAATTATTTACACCTTTTCAGCCCCTTTTTATTCGGCTATAATCAACCAAAATTTAAAAATACCGCTAAATACTTTAACATAGAATTAACCCCAGGAGATATTCGAATGGCACTACAATCACCAGGCGTACAAGTAACGATAATTGACGAGAGTTTTTATACCGCAGCAGAACCAGGTACTACTCCACTTATCGTAGTTGCTACAGCCCAAGACAAAACAAACGCCGCAGGCACAGGTACTGCCGCAGCAACTATAGAAGCCAATGCAGGTAAGGCATTTAAAGTTACAAGCCAACGTGATCTAGTTGATCTCTTTGGTGTACCGTTCTTTGAAAAGACAGCAAGCGGATCACCAATTCACGGTGGCGAGCGCAACGAATACGGTCTGTTAGCCGCTTACAGTTTCTTAGGTGCATCAAACGCTGCATTTATTGTAAGAGCCAATGTTAACCTAGATGAGTTGCAAGGAACAGAAACACAACCAGGTGCTGCTGTTCAAAACGGCGACTGGTGGTTAGACACTAAAAATACTTCTTGGGGTATCCAAGAGTGGAACGGTGCTGCTGCAAGCACAACAGGTGGGCAAAAGTTTTCTACTAAAGTTCCATTGGTATTAACAGATGCTGACGTAGGCACTAAAATTGAAAACAATGCTCCAAAGGCGTCAGTTGGTTCAGTTGGTGATTACGCTGTTGTAGTTGAAACTGTAGGTACAGCTGGTACATTTTCAGCAAGTAAAGAACTTGTTAGAATTTGGTTCAAATCTCCAGGCGGCACAATTGCAGATGGTTCTGCTGTTGTTGCTGGACAATGGGTATTGTTAGGTAG